ACGATGGATCCTGGCACGGCGCGCGTCGACGCCGAAGACAGCTTCAGCACCGTTGCCGTGGTTCCGGCCGCAACCGTCTTGGCCGCGTCGGTGAAGCCGGCCGGGTTCACCTTGCAGGTGTTCGCGTCGTAGACCGTATACGGGCAGGTGGTCTGGACGTGGCGCTTCGGGATCGGGACGTCGATCACCGCCAGCGAGGAGCGCACCGTCAGCACCGCCTCGGTGCTCCCCGGCTTCACTTCCACCACCGACCCAGCGAAGACCACCTCGGTCCCGATGATGGACCCGCCGACGAAGAAGGCCCGGGTGATGGTGACGGACGCCAGGTCGAAGCCCCCGCGCACCACCGACAGGATGATGGGCGTCCCGGCCACCGTCACGGCACCCGGGACCATGGTCACGTCCATGGTCGGGACGTCCAGGCCGGCGGTGCTGCGGGCCCGGCCGCGCACCAGGGCTGGAGCGGTCGGAGCCGCGGCGTAGGTGTGCCCGCCCCAGGTCACGTCCACCGACCCCGACGTCCAGCGCACCGTCCCGCTCGACAGCACCAGATCGAACAGGTCGGCCACGTCGTACTCGTTGCCCGCGTAGAGCGTGGTCAGGAGGTCGGCGGTGGCGCTCTTCACGGGCCTAGCCGAGGATGAAGGGCAGGCCGCCGCCGCTGCCGGCCGGAGTGGAGGTGGGCAGCGTGGTGAAGTCCACCGGAGTACCCACCGGCGCGTTGAGGATGGAGATCATGGCCAGCTTCTTGACCTGCCAGATCCCTCCCAACAGCCGTACCACCTCGGTCGCGTCATCATCGAAGCGGACCCGCACCCAGGTACCGGTGTACGGGTCCAAGTAGACGAACGAGTCGAAGCGGCCGCGGTGGTACTCCACGAACGCCAGCAGCGCCTGGATCTCGTTGTAGGAGTCCCGCAGGAAATCGAAGTCCAAGACGTAGCGGTAGCGAGGACCGGAACGCCAGGAGATGCGCTGCTCGGCGCCGGAGATGGCCTCGAAAACCTTGGTCGAGAAGAGCGGCGTGCGACTGACGCTGATCTTGATGGCCGGGTGGGCCGAGGCGAACGGGAACAGGTACTGGCTCACGTCGGCCACCGCCCCTCGCGCTGCAGCCGCGCCACCACCCGGCCCAGCGGCGTGGCCTGGTTGTAGAGGTGGCTCTCGAAGGACTTGGCGTCGATGGCCGCCACGTTGATGATGACCTGTCCGCCGCCCCCTCCGTTGCGGAACTGGTCAGCGATCTCCGCCGGCAGTACCATCTCGCGCTGATGAAGCTGGGTAACCGGGTTCACGCCGGCCGGGATGTCGAATCCACCGGCAGCAGACGGCATGGATCCCAGCAGCCCCTGCACCGCCGACAGCGCAGCCACCATGGCGGCGGCCCCGAGGATGGGGCCCACCACCGGCGCCCCTGCCTCGGCCGCGTAGGCCTCCGCCGCAGCCTCCAGGGCGCTGGCCATGATGACCTTCTTGGCCATCTCGATCACCGTGTTGATGATCGTCTTGGCCATGTCCTCCATGCCCTGGGCCATCGACTTCGAGCCCTTCACCATCTGGGCGAAGATCGTCCCGAAGGCGCTGCCCATGTTCATTCCGGCGGCGCCGAGCCGCTGCGTGACCTCCTGCGCCTCCTTCTGCCGCTCGGTGTAGATGGTGGACAGCCGGATGGCCTCGTTCATCGAGGTGTTGCCGAGCTCCATCCCGGTCCAGGACTCGGCCTGGGCGCCCGCTCCCTGGGAGACCAGCTCCCCCTTCCGCATGCCGGTGAACCAGGCCGGCTCCTGAACCCTGGGGCCGCCCTTCTGCACCATCCCTAGTTCTGCCTCGGTGAATGCCTCCACCTCCAGCCTGGCGGTGTCGTGTGCGAGCTGTCGGCGGAGCTTCAGGATCTCCTGGTCCGCCCTGTCCTCGAGGTGGATGCGCCTCGTCTCGCGGGCCGAGTCGGTGAGTTCCCGATCCAGGGCCAGGGCCTTGAGGTCCGCCTCCAGCTTCTTCCGGATGGCCTGAACTCCGGTGGCCTGAGAAGCCTCGTGCTGCAGCCGTTCCACCTCGATGACCTTCAGCTGGGACTGGCTCGCCTCGCGCTCCTCCGAATCGCCGCGCATCCGGATGTCCCGGACCCGCTGGCGGAAGCCCTGCTCCAGGTTGAGGAGGTCTTCCTTGGCGTGCTTGTAGGCTGCCGAATCCCCGCCGGTGATAGCGTTCTTGGTCGGGTCGCCGAGAAGCGTGTCGGCCAACTTCCCTTCCCGCTCCATGTCGGCGACGATCCGGCGCTGCTTGGTCAGTTCCTGGTTGGCGTCATCGGTCGCCTTGCGGATGGCCTCCTGCGTCTTGGTCAGCGGCGTCCCGTTGATGGCGTCGATCTGCCGGCCCAGGGCGATGACCGAGGCGAAGGACTCGTCCCCCATCTTCCGGGTGGCCGCCAGCACCTCGGCCGCCCGCTTGGAATGCTCCTCCATCCAAGAGGTCAGCAGCCCCACCCCGAGCTTGACCGTCTCCAGCGCCAGCCCGAACGACAGGCCCCCGGCGGCGCCCTCGATGAGGACGCCCAGGAACCCTTCCATGTGACCGCGGGCTCCCTCGGCGGCGGGGATGATGGAGGCGATCTCGCCGGCCAGAAAGCGCGCCTGACGGCCCTGCTGGACCTGCTCCGCCTTGAACTCGCGCAGGGTGCCAAGGAAGCCACGGTGGACGCTCTCCGCCCCCCTCATCGCCTCGTTGGCCGGCGCCATCGCCCCGGCCACGTCCCGGGACACGCCCTTCGAGAAGTTCTGGACCTCGTTCGTGGCGGCGCGGAGGTCGGTGGCCAGCCGGCCGACGTTCGCCTGCAGCTCGACCTGAACCGACGCCTCAGGCACGGGCCACCCCGGAGAACAGCGAAGCCAGGCGGGACTGGACGGCCGGGCTCAACTCGGGCTGGGGGCCGGAGGGCAGACCCGGATCCGCCTCCTCCTCACCCCTGTAGTGCCGGCGCCAGAAGTCGAACAGCATCCAGATCCTCCGCAGTTCCAGACGCCGCACTTCCTCCCAGCGCCAGCCCGTCTCTGTCACCACCCGCCCGAAGATGTCCCCGGCTGGGGGGAGCCCTACGGGCGCTCGGCTTCCCCCGGGGAGGCCGCCCGCTTGAAGCCCAGCGCCTTGCCGACCGCGTCGGTGATCCTGGCCGTGTCCGGGAACTGGATGGCGCTCCGGACCTGCTCCCGGGTGATGCTGCCGCCGCCGGCCAGGATGGACTGGTGCAGCAGCGTCAGGGCGGCGGAGAACTGGTCCCTGTTCGGGATGCCGGTCATCTGGGTAAAGGCCAGCACCGCGTCGTAGTGGTCCTCCAGGTGGGCGCCGGTGAGGTCGCCCAGCGGGTAGGTCGTCTCGCCCAGCCGGATCTCGTTCGCCACGCGGTCTCCCTACTCCGGGGTGATGAGGTCGTAGATGGCGTCAGAGGTCGCGGACTGGGCGCAGAAGAACTCGGCGTTCTGCTTGGCGAAGTCGTCCACCTTCAGGTTGAAACCGAGCTTGGGGAAGTGGACGTTGTAGCCGACGAAGCCGAGCGCGCTGGTCCCGACCTTGGGACCGTAGGCCGCCAGCATGACGCCGGTGACGATGTTCATCACCGAGTTGACCACCGCCACCGTCTGGCCCACCGCCGCGGCGGTGTAGGTGTAGACGAGGGAGACCTTGTGGCCGGAGTCGGCGGTGTTGAAGGTGTAGACCCCGGTCGCCTCGTTGACCGCGTACACCCCGGTACCGGTCGCCGTGGCGCCCCGGGCCATCATCTTCCCGGTGGTCAGGTCGAGGACGCCGTAGTTCCGCTTGAAGGTCGCGCCCTGGGCCGCGGTGATCTGGAACGGCGTCGTCGGGATGGTCCCGGTCTCGCCGATGATCGGGACGTCGGAGCCGGCCGCGGCCGTGCCGCCCAGGATCGTCGCCATGGCCGAGCCGAAGAAGCTGGCGCTCCCCACCTTGCCGGTGACGTCCTGGCCGGCCTCGCCCACCGCCACGACGTGCTTGTTCTGCCCGCGCAGCTTCTTGAGGTCTCGGCTGATGTCGATCGAGACGTCCTCGATGATGGCGAAGGGGACCGGGGTGGGATTCGCCCCGGTGGGGACGGCAGCGAGGAATCCGGTGCTGAAGCTGTGCATGGCTCAGTCCTTTCTGAGGAGGTCCGCGATCTGGGCCTTGAGCCGGTCCTTGCTGGCGCGGAGGCGGTTGAAGACCTGGGTGGGCAGCTCGACGTTGTGGAAGGCCTCGGCGAACCAGCGCTCGACGATGTGCTCGACCTCGGGAGATCGGTTCGTCAGCGGCTCGGACGCTGGCGGGGCGGCGGAGCCCACCATCCGGTCGGAGAGGTCGTGCTGCGCTCTGGCCCGCTCGATGATCTTGGGGTCGTGGCTCATGGCTGGTACCAGGCGTCGTAGAGGAGCCGCATCGCGCCGACGGGCCGGCCCTGCTCCTCGCTGATCTCCACCTGCATCCCCGTGTAGCGGGTCGCCATCGCCGTCCGGCCCAGCGTCATGTCCAAGGCCATGGCGTTCTCGACCTCCAGGGCCAGGTCGTCCAGCGCGTCGTCCACCTTCTCGGTGAGCGCGGCCACCAGCAACACGGCCACCTGGACCTTGAGCTTGCCCTGGTCCTTCTCCTCCTCCAGGCAGTAGACCGAGATCCCGGGCAGCTCGAGGCGCTTCCAGGGGACCTCGCGGGTGGCGTAGACGCGGGTCTCAGCGGCCGTCTTGCCGCTGAGCGCCGCCACCACCGCCTCCCTGATCGCCTGTCGCTGGTGCATCACCTCTCCTGGAGCAGCAGCAGCACGCCGCCCTGACCGTCCTTGCGGGACTCGCGGACCTTGTAGACCTTGCCGGCCACCGTCACCGACGGGTCAGGGTCGGTGTCCGGGTCGAATGCTCCCAGGGCGGAGAGCAGGACGAAGACCGCCGGGACCGTCGCCGTCACCATCGCCCCCTGCGGCTCGGGGCGGTGGTGGACGGAGTCGAAGATGCCCTGGGCGTCCACGAACGTCGCCGAGCCCGGCAGCGGGGCGTAGCGGACCGGGACGCCCAGGTTGTCCCGGACGGCCCGGTCCATCGTGGCGACGAGGTCCGGGAACGCCACGGGCCCGCCTTAGGCGCCGGCCGGGACGCCCACCCCGTTCAGGCGCACCACCCCGGCCGTCTCGCCCGCGCCCGAGCCGGTGGACACCACCGCCACGCCGGCGCGGTAGTTGGAGGTGGTGGTCGTGGTGAAGTTCTTGGCGCTGTTGTCCCAGTAGACCACCGCGCCCTCCGCCCAGGCCTGCGAGCCGACCTTGGTCACGTTGTGGACGCCGGTGACGTAGGCGTCGAAGGGCAGGGTCTGGGCGGCGGTGGTCTGTGCGATCACGACCAGGCCGCCGATGAGGTAGGCCGTCCCGGCGACGACCCCGCCCGTGGGGGCGGTCAGGGTGAGGACGTCGCCCTGCGCGATGTAGGTTCTGGACATGGTTCGTTCTCCTTGAGGTTCAGGTTCAGCCGGCCGTTAGGCCCCGGCACACGTGGCCGCGCCCCTGTAGTCGATCACCGCGGTGCCGTAGTCGAGCAGCACCCGCATCTGGACGCCGTCGTACTCGAACGAGTTGTCGGTCTCGATGCGCGGCGCCTCCTGGCCGTCGATGAAGCCCACCGCGAAGACCGGGAACTGGCTCGGATCGGCCAGCAGGTAGTGCCGGGTCGCGCTCGAGGCGGAGAGCTGGCCCACGTCGATGACGTCCGTGAACAGGCCGTTCACGATGTTGGGGACGAAGGTGCTCTTGCTGGGGTCGTACTGCGCGGCGTTGTTCTGCCGGGCCTGCCCGCCCAGCTCCACCGGGCCCAGCCAGATCCGGGGGACGGCGTTCAGGTACATCACGCCCGAGGCGTCCTTCTGGAGCTTGATCTTGGCGCGGGCGCTGTCGATGGTGGCCACCGACATGGCGCCGGTCGCGCCGATGTTGCCGTGGTTGGTGTGGAACAGGACCGTGCCGTCCGGGGCCAGGGCGCCGGTTCCGCTGTTGGCGGTGATGAGCGCGAAGGCGTCGGTCTCGATGCTGTAGGCGGCGGCCTCGCCCAGGCCGGTCGCCATGTCCCTGAAGATGCCCATGTCGTCGTTGACGATCGAGCGGCGGCTGATGCCGACGATGTTGCCCTTGGTGAAGGGCGTCAGGGTCGCCTTGGCGCCGTCCGGGATGTTCTTGTGCTTGACCTCGCCGGACTCGGTCACCGTGTCGAGCACCGAGAAACTGCCCGGCCGGTAGAAGGTCGAGGTGCGGAAGTCCTGCACCGCCTTCACCGCGCACCAGCGGCGCCAGGTGACGTCGGTGGTGGCGTAGCGGCCGAGGAAGAGCTTGTTGACCGCGGTCTCCAGCAGCACCGCGAAGTCGCTGGTGGTGTTCATGCCCGCGTCGCCGCGGTAGTTGAGCGCCCGCTTGACGAGCGCGTCGCCGTGCAGGCTGCGGGTGGACTGGCCGGCCATCTCGAGCGCGGCGCGGGCCAGGTCGTAGACCTTCATCCCGCCGAACTCGTTGGAGCCGAGGTCGAGGTCCCGGAAGTGGTGGGCGAACCGCTCCACCTTCTTGGCCGAGGCGATGAGGCTGGAGTGGCCGTACCGCTGGACGATGGCGGAGACGCCGCCGCGGATGAACTTGTCGCGCCGGTCCTCGCCGGCGATGAAGCCGTGGTTGTCGATCGTGCGCTCCCCGTCGGTCAGGTGCTTCAGGACCGCGGCGCGGACGTCGGCGAGCTGGGCGCCTTCCCGGATGAGCTTGTCGGCCAACTCGTCGCCGAGCTTGGCCTTGCGGACCAGGGAGCGGATCTCCACCTCGCGCTCCCGCTCGGCGCGGAGCGCGGTCTCGGTGGACCGGACCGACGCGGCGGCGGCGGCGGCCGCCTCGGCGGCGCGGGCGTCGGCAGCGGCCCGGGTGGACTCCTCGACGGAGAGCGCCGGGGGCGCGGTGGCGGCGGGCTTCTCGGTGGTGATGATCGGATCGGGCATGGTTCTCGTCTCCTTGGACAGCGAAGCGGCGAAGATGCAGGGGTTGGGGTCGCGGGCGTCGCTCCCGCGGAAGCCGGCGCCGTCGTCCGCGCCCATCGGCACGACGGAGATCTCGTAGGGTTCCCAGTCGATGGCTCGGTACGTCGGGATCTCGGTGTCGCCGCCTGCGACCTTCTCCATCTTGAAGGTGCGGTAGCCGACCGAGACGTTCTGCAGGATGCCGTCCTTGACCTTGCGGAAGACGGCATCGGCGTTGGGGTCGTCCTCGGCCTTGGCGAAGCGGACCACTGCGGTGCCCTGGCCCTTCTCCAGCCGGGCGGACTCGACCACGCCCAGGACGGCTGAGGCGCCGCTGTATCCGTCGTGGGAGTCGAGCAGCGGGGCGCCGTTGTTCAGGCGCTGCATCCGGACGTGGGCCGGGTCCAGGGATAGCTCTTCCCAGAACTTGTCGAAGAAGCCGCGCAGCACGGCGGCGCCGGTCGTCCAGACCACCTCGGCGGTGCGCTTCTCGGCGTCGATGCTCCCGGGCCGCACCGCCGCGCGCAGATGGAGCGGCGGGATGTCTCGGGTGACGTCGTTCGGGAATGACTTTCCCATCACCATTCGGTGACACCGCCCCGGGACCGAGGTCAAGCCACCACGAACTCGCCTTCCCAGATCCTGTCGATCGGCGGGGTCGCGTTGGGCCATCCGGCCCGGATCCGGTAGCGGTACGAGCCGCGGGTGGGCGTGTTGGTCGGGATGACGTGGACCGTGAAGGCGTTCGTGCCAGGCCCCATCGTGACCTCGGTGGTGCCGCCCCCAGCGGCGGCGTTCTTGCGGGTGACGGTCGGATCCTGGGCCGTGCGCGGGCGCATCTCGAAGATCACCCAGGCGCCGCTGACGTCCAGGTTGGCGCCGGCCTCGTCCAGGCAGGTGCAGACGATGTCGCGGCTCTCGCCCGCGAGGACTTCGATGGGAGTGAGCCAGTTCATGGGTCAGCCTTTCAGGGTGAGGGTGTTCCTGGTCGTCTGGAGCGTCAGGCTAGCAGGCTCGGGAACCCGGACCTGGAGCCGGTCCGGGACCACTTGCAGCGACAGGGCCTGTGGGCCAGTGGCGTGGAGGGACAGCGAGTCGGGCCGGACTCGGAGGAGGAGCGCGACCACCTCGGGAGCGTTCGCTGGAACCGGTTGGATCAGTTCTGCGACAACGCTGTCGGTCGAGTCCTGCGTGTCGGGGTGGACCGCACGCAGCGCGATGGCGCCGAAGTCCGAGGACGTCTGGCCATCAAGGGTCGAGACGATCCGGGATGCCGTCGAGGTATCCGACGACGCCTGGGTATCGGTGTTGGCTGAGAAGGCCCCGACCGATGCCCCGCTTGAGTCGGTGGACGCCTGGGTGTCGGAACCCACCACCTTGAGGGCGGCGACCGTCGCGTCGGTGCTGGCCTGAGAGTCGGTGTTGCTGGAGAGCGTACCAGCCGCCACCGAGTTTGAATCAGAACTTGCCTGGGTGTCGGCGGTCGCCGCGGCCAACGCGATGGTGCCGGTGTCGCTGGACGCCTGCGTGTCGGCGTTCGCGGAGAAGGCGCCGACGGTGGCGCCGTTGCTGTCGGTGCTGGGCTGCGTGTCCGTCTGAACGGAAACCAACTTCGTGGCGTCAGTGTCGCTGCTCGCCTGGGAGTCAGCCTGCGCTAGGCCCTGCGCCAAAACGGTGGATTCCGCAGAAGCCTGGCTGTCCTGGACTGGCACTCCGAGCGCGACGGCGACGGCGTCGGAGCTGCTCTGCGTGTCGCTGGTGGCGACAGCCGGCGTCGAGACGTTACTGTCTCCCGAGGCCTGGCTGTCGGTGATAGCCGCCAGGAAGCGGAGCGCGTTCGAGTCGCTCGACGCCTGGGAGTCCGCCGAGACGCAGGTGATGGTGACGAGGTTGGAGTCGGCCGACGCCTGGGTGTCGGTGTTGGAGCTGGTGCTTCCACCACCAGCAGTCCCCAGGATCGCCGCGATGAGGACCGCTGAGCGGCGCGGGAAGGCCATGCGCTCTCCCTACGGCTTGATTTCCAGCGCAGCGGTCAACGTGAACGTGTCGGCGGTGGTCGTGCCGACGAGGGTCGCGCCCGTGCCGGTGGTGACGTTGGTCAGGTGCCCGCACGAACAGTTGCCGCCCGCCGACCCGGAGAAGTTGCTTCCGTCCTGCGTGGTGTCGCCTCGGTACGTCGGATTCGTCGTGCTGTTGCCACGCTGGAAGCAGCCGAACAGGTAGGATCCGACCGCCTGCACCGTCACCGAGGCGTCGATGGTGGCCGAGCCGGATCCGGAGTCGCGCGAGCCGGTACCACCGATGGGGCTGGCGTTCTGCCCGGTCACCACCCAGGCAGCGGCAGCCACGCCGTGCGAACCAGCGCCGAGGCTGCCGATGGTGACGGTGACCCCGGACAGCGCCCCCGAGACCGGAGCGGTCCAACAGGCTGAGTCGCCGAAGCTTGAAGACGAATTGACCATCACGCGGTTAGTCCAGGAGAGTGAACCTCCCTGGTTGTCGGAGATGGTCGGGGTGCTGGCCTCGGTCGCGTCGTACCCAGCATCCATGCAGGCGATTACAATGCTTCCGGACGCCGCGTTGAACGTGCCACTGGTCACGCTGGTGGCGGTGCTGGCCGCCGCGCCCCAGGTCGTGGTGCTGGCGATGGAGAGCGACGGAGCCGTGTCGTTCACACGCCACGGCTTCGTGGCCTGGACGGCGCGAGGCGCCGCCTGGGCCGAGCCAAGGAGTAGCGCGATGGCAAGAAGGAAGCGCACTAGTTATCCTGCTCGCAATACATGCGGAGAAAGGCGACGGTGTTGGTCGTGGTGCTGGTGATCTGTTGGTCGACGCGAGGCGCCAGGAAGGTGGTACTGCTCGGCATGTCGCCGCTAGCGCTGATCGTTGCCGTGCAGTCGGTGACAGAGGCGTCGAGTCGCTTCAGCACCAGGCTGATCTGGCTGCCGTTCTGCTTCGACGCGATGATGAGCGAGAAACACTGGTTGTTGGTCCTGGCGGGGAAGTCCGTCGAGTTGCAGGTCGTGGTCTTGGTCGCGGTTCCGCTGCCGTCGTTGCCGCCGAGGGAGAGCGCGGAGTCGGCGGAGTTGGCGAAGGCCCCGACGAAGTTGAGGTCAGAAGTGGGATCCTGGTTGG